GCGGGACATCTTCAGGCATGGTCTTGGTTAGCTTGGCCTCAAGCACACCAGGCCCGTCGAGCTTTATGCTGTCCTGGCCAACCACATAGATGCCTTTGTCTGGGTCCGATGTGATCTCTTGGCCATTGCCATACCCAACGCCATCAAGCGAGCACTGCAGCGCGATGTCTGGGTGTGTGTAGGGCTTGGTGATCTCGACATCAAAAGTCTCAAGGCCAAGGCGCTGCGCAGCTTGGGTCAAGATGACCGGCTCAAGTGTGTTGCCCCAGGCCATGGCTTCGTTGCCGATGTCAGGGCGCTCCTTGCCATCAATCGCGTTGATGCTGAACTGCAGCTCATCATTGGGTGTGCTGTACTTGCTGAAGCCCATAAGCCCAGGCAAGCGCGATGCGCTCATCTCTCTGTCGTCTGTTAATTTGCCAGCCATTTAATGCTCCTTGTTGTCTGCCAGTTTGTAAACACGCACGACCCTGGCGTGGGCTGCGGCGTGGGTTGCTTCAGTAAACCCAACGGCCTGAAAGCGTTTGCCTTTGAAGACAGCGCCTAGAACCGATGGACTCATGCCGATGGGGATGCTGACGCGCTCGCGCACATCATTGATTGACACCGTGCCATTCTGTTGCGCGCATGCAACAGCAACAGCTCGGCACTGTGCCAAGAACTCTTCATCTCTGACTTCAAAAAAGTCGAGCTGTGAGTCGCGCAGTTTGCGGCCAACTTCAACGCGGTGCATAAACCACCAGCAAAAGAATGATGGCCACAAACAAGATGACGCCCCACGCGGCCTTCTCGCGCTGAATGTCGGTGGTGTCTGGCATGCCGAGCAATGCGTTTTGCAGCCGGCTTTCATCTTCAGTCATGTTGTTGTAGCGTGGCGGCTCATACATGCTGCCAATGCGCAGCTTGCCGGTGTTGTAGGGTGGGATTTTGTTTGTCATTACAACACCCCGCCAATGGCCACGATCATCACGATGCACAGCACGAAGGCTGCAGCTGCTTCGATCTTGTCTTTTGTAGTTTCTTCAGTCATTTGGGACCCCTTTGTTTTCGTGAAAAGTTTTTTGCTGTTGATTTGCTGCCTGCTCAAAGAACCTGGCGCGGTGTTGGCGCTGGGTCTGTCGCAAGTGGTGCTCATGTTTGTGAATGAGCCACTTGATCAAGGCATACTGGCCAATGATGGCCAAGATGACGAATACTGCAAGCGCGTCCATCAGATGCGCTTGAGCAAGTTGCTGACCTGGCTGGCGCGCCAGTCGGTGTTGCCGCGTGGTGTCTCGATGCCGCGCATGGTCAGCTCAGCAGCGATGTCGCGCAGTGTGTTTGCGCCACAGCGGTTCATGATGTCGCGCACAACTGGGCCAACGCGCTGGGCATAGGCGTCGGCCTTGGCCTGGATGCGTACGATGCCGGCTGCGCTGCCAATCTCTGGTGTTGGGCAGCCGAGCGTGCGGCCTTGTGCTTTGACCTGGGCCAGCGCTGCCTTGGTGCGCTCGCTGATCTTGCGTGCCTCCCACTCAGCGAACACGGCCATCATCTGCAAGAAGGTGCGGTCGGCTTCGGGCATGTCAGCGCAGACAAACGGCACATTGGACTCAAGCAAGCCGCTGATGAAGTGGACATTGCGCGCCAGGCGGTCGAGCTTGGCGATGACCAACATTGACTTGGTGCGCTTGGCGGTGGCCAGCGCTGCAGCCAGCTGCTCGCGGTCATTCTTGCGGCCAGACTCGACTTCGGTGAACTCGGCCACCAGCTCGGCAGCGCCGATGTGCTTGGCCACAGCTGCGCGCTGTGCATCAAGGCCAAGGCCAGACTGACCCTGGCGGTCAGTTGAAACGCGGTAATAGGCGACGAATTTCATGATCAAGCCCCTTTGTTGAGTTTGCGATACAGGGCTTGTGCTTCTTCATTGAGGTTGTCAACATAAGAGTCAAAGCGACCGATCAATTCATCGCCATCAACATCGTCAGCAAGAATGTTGAAAAGCTCCCAAAGGTCTTTGCCAGCTTTGCTTGTTTTGCTGGCTTCATAAACTCGATCTGCTATGTGTGTCATGTTTGCAACTCCTTGCGCTTCATCTGCGCGTTGAACATGGGTGCATTGTATATACAAATCAAAACAGGGTGCAAGACATAAACCCTGCGCTTTTGTCGGGTATTGCCACAGGCTTTGGGTTTTGCCGGCTTGCAAGTACATTTGCCTGCGTATTTCCAACAGCTATACACACATGACCACAAAGACGACACCATTTTTGATCAGGCTGCGGCCTGAGACACGCGCCCTGCTTGACGCAGCGGCTGAAGATCAACGCCGGTCACGCGCCAGCATCATTGATGAGCTGGTGCGTGAGCACCTAGCCAACAAGTACGGCCAGCTGCAGCCACGCCTGCAACGCTTCTTGGCGGGGGTAAAGCAATGAAGGTGCTGGTTGCCTGCGAATATTCAGGGCGTGTGCGCGATGCTTTCATTGCTGCTGGCCACGAAGCCATGAGCTGCGACTTGTTGCCAACAGATGCGCCTGGTCCACACTTTCAAGGCGATGTGTTTGAGGTGATTGACTACCCATTTGATTTGGCGATCATGCACCCGCCATGCACACATTTATCGGTCAGCGGATCACGACATTTTGAGGCCAAGCGTCTTGATGGTCGCCAGCAAACGGCTGTCAGCTTTTTTATGCGGTTGGTCAGGGCTAGCGATCACATCCCCATGGTGGCCATTGAGAACCCAGTGTCTGTGATGTCATCGCTGTACCGCAAACCAGATCAGGTAATACAGCCATGGATGTTTGGGCATGGCGAGACAAAAGCTACCTGCCTATGGCTAAAGGGGCTGCCCAAACTGATACCGACCAATGTCGTCGAAGGCCGAGAGGCACGCATTCACAAGATGCCACCGAGCGCTGACCGCTGGAAGCTACGCAGCGAGACATATCAAGGCATTGCAAACGCGATGGCAAATCAATGGGGGAGAACTGAATGACACATCAAGACGCAAATAAGCTGCTCGACATGCGCAGGGAAGGCATGGACATGCCACAGCAGGTGGTTGACGAAGCCCTGGCCATCACTGAAGACTTGTCCATGGTCGAGCCGCCATCGCCAGCTCTTGAGCTGTATGTCACCAAGCTGCGTGAGAGGGGGCTGCTATGACCACCAACATCTTGACGCTGGACCTGGGAACCACCACGGGCTGGGCCTGCAGGCCGCTGGACGGCACGATCACGCACGGCTGGGTGTCGCTCAAGCCTGGCCGCTTTGAGGGCGGTGGCATGCGCTTCTTGCGCTTCAAGCAGTGGCTATCGCAGATCAAAGGCCAGGTCGGTGAGATTCACGCGGTCTACTTTGAAGAGGTCCGACGCCACCAGGGTGTTGACGCTGCGCATGTGTACGGTGGGCTGATGGCCACGCTCACAGCCTGGTGCGAGCACCACAAAATTCCGTATCAGGGCGTGCCGGTTGGCACGATCAAGCTGCACGCGACCGGCAAGGGCAACGCTGGCAAGGCGCAGATGATCGAGGCCATGCAACTCAAGGGTCACCCAGTGACCGATGACAACGAGGCCGACGCGCTGGCCATCTTGCACTGGGCATTGGAGACACAGCAATGAGCAACATCATGATGCTGGTGATCTTGATGGCCGTCGGCTGCGCGGTGGTCGCCGTGGTGCTCATTGCGCTGCTGGCCATGTGGAGTGCGAGCAATGACTGAAGATGAACCAACGCCATGCCCATACTGCAGAGCAGACCTGCAGCCAATGGTCGTGGCCAACAAAGAGAGTGACGGCTTGAGCTGGCACAAATACCAAATGCGGTGCAGCGAATGCGGATACCGTGGCTTTACCTGGGAAGAAGTTGAATGACTGGACAAACAAAAGACTATGTCGCGCTGTACCGCGACGCTGATGGCACTGTGGTGCATTCAGAGAACGCCAACGGCGAGTGGCGCGAGATGCAGACTCAGATCACCAAGCTGCGCCAGGCGCTGCAGATCGAGATGGAGCGCAATGATGACCTGCGTGAGCTGCTTGATCAGACACGCAAGCTGGTGCTTGAACAAGACCGCAAACTGTTGACGGGGCGCGTATGAAACTCACACCATGGTATCCAGCGCACATCACGCCAGTGCGCAAAGGCGTTTATCAGCAGATGTGCGGGCTTGGTAAAAGACTTGGTTATCAGCACTGGAATGGGCACGGTTGGAGCCCTTGGTTTCCTACGCCTGAACAAGCCAAACAAAGTCAGTTTCACAACGCTTACAGCACACAATGGCGCGGAATTGCGAGGGGCAAATGAGAAAACGCAGCAGCTACAAACCGAAGGGCGTCAGGCTGGACACAATGGCATGGGTCAAGTCTGGCCTGCTGCCAGTCAGCAAGGTGGACCACGCTGGCATCACGCTCAAGATCAAGAACCACGACGCGCTGACCAACATCACGCAAGGCCGTGGCACACGCGATGACATCGACATCGTGATCGCGGCCATGAATGTCACAGAGGCGCTGGCGCTGATCGGCAAGGGCAAGGACTGGCACGCAGAGATACGGGCTGCGCAAGACGCCATCCTGACCATGGCAAGGCGTGGGTTGGCCAAGGACAACAAGTTTCTGTTCAACGGGCCAGAGATGCAGGCCGTCAACCTGGCCATGGACATCCACGATGCCCAGCTGGACGCCTGCACTGTTGGCGAGCTTGAGCGTGCGCTGAATTTGGTGGAGCAAGAGATCAGGCACAAGCGTGCCAGGATCATCAAGCAGGAGGCTGCGGCATGACCCAAAATGAAATCATTGAGATGGCTAGAGAGGCGGGAAATTTTAAGAGCCACGCTTTGCCAGAACCTTGGATTCCGTTCTTTGTAGCTTTTGCCAAACTGGTAGCAGACAAGAAGCACGAAGAACTTTATCGTTTGGCTGAAGATGCGCCAGTGCGCGGTGATGCGCGGGAGACAAGGCAAAACATTCTTCACGCAATAAGCGCAAGGGGAAATCAATGCTGACACTCGCACTGATCGGCTTTGCCTTTGACATGGTGTGGCTTGATGAATGAAGCTCACCAAGAAGGCTTACAAGCCACCAAGCAACAGGCCGTCGCCATCTCTGCACACGCTGCTTGCAGCCGAGGCCAGGGAGCTGCTGACCACATGGGAAGTGCTCAAGGACAAAGCGCTGATCGAGCGACACCTGGCCAACATGGACAAGAAGTACAAGCCTGGCGCAGAAAAGCTGGTGAGGCAGTACATGCACGCGGTCAAGAAGTATGAGCGCAGTGCCAGTTAATGTCGTGCCATTTGAGCTGCCCAAGAAGCCAAGGGTCAAGCAGAAAGACGCGCCACCGGATCAGCGCAAGATCGCTGTCGTGCCGATCAAGGCCGCGACAGATGACAACCTGACCGACGGCTGCGTGCGCGTGCTCATGGTGCTGTGCAGCTACTGCAATCGAGCTGGCATCACATGGGTCAGCCAAAAGCGATTGGCTGAAGACATGAAGGTGAGCCGGCAAGCCATCACCAACCAGCTCGCACAGCTGCGCAAGCACGGCTATGTCGAGATTATCAAAAAGGGATGGCGCGGTGAGCGTGCCAACACCATCAGAGTCATCTTCGACAAGTCGGTGGACGCAGACACAGCCATTGCAGTCACCAGTGTCATTGAAGACACCAGGCCACCAGAACGCATCCAAGAGGAGGAGAAGCAAATGGATGAACAGATTGACCGTGAGGGTCAGAAACGCATCGCCAGCATGATCGCAGGCGCACTCAAACAACCAACCAAGAAGGAGCTAACCATGCCAAAACAAGGCGACACCATGGCAGTCAAGAAGATCAAAGAGGGACTCAAGAGGCCATCGA